GGCGATGACGTTCGGGCCGCTATCGTCCAGCGGCTCATTGACGACTGGAGCCGCGACCCTGACCTGACGCCGGAGAAGGTGCGCCAACTGGCGATGTGGGCAGCGGCGTCCGTGCGGGCCTTGCTCCATGAGCTTGGTACCCTGCGCGACCTCGCCAACGAAGGCGACCTGCCGGGGACTGAGGGGGTCGGATGAAACGGCCCGGGCGCCCGCGCGTCGACCCCGATGCCCTCTCCGTGTATGTCAGCGTGACGCTGACGGCGGCGCAGTATGACGCGCTGTGCAAGAAGGCGTTGCAGCTCGATGTCAGCATCCCGGAAATGATCCGGCGCGAACTCGATAAACAACGAAAAACCCCGCCGCGCTAACGGCCGGCCCTACACTCGCGCGGCGTGGATCGCGCTTATTCGCTGCTGGACATTAAGTCGGTGGATGTGGAACGCCGGATGTTTTCTGGCGTCGCATCGACCCCCTCACTCGATGCGCACGGCGACATCGTCGAACCCCTCGGGGTCAGCTATACGAACCCGATGCCCTTGCGTTTTGAACACAAGGTCACGGTCGGCGAAGTCTCGTTTGACACCCCCACACCGACCGGCGTGCATTTCACGGCCACGATCCCACACGTGACGGAACCGGGCATTGTGAAAACGCTGACCGATGAAGCGTGGCACAGCGTGAAGTATCGACTGGTGCGCGGGGCGTCGATTGGATTCGAACAACCCACGGCCGTGTATACGGCACTGCCGACCGGCGGGAAACACTACCTGAAGGTTCGGGCGCGCGAGATGTCGATCTGCGCCATCGCGGCGAATCAAGACGCCACGATTCTTGCGATTAAAACACTCGACCAGGCGTTGGCCCAACAGGCCACGCCAGCGAAAGGACCGGTTATGACCATTGCCGAACGTATCCAGGGACTGACGAACACGCGCGCCGATCTCGGCCTCCGGATGCGGGACGCGATGGAGAGCGCTCCGGCGGGCAGCACGCTCGACGACGCGGCCGCGAAGACGGTCGATGACCTCAACCTGCAAATGAAGGCTTGCGACGCCGACTTGGCCCGGTGGCGCAACATGGAGGCGTTGCAGATGACCACGGCGCAGCCTGTGGCGTCCCGCATCGCCTCCCCGTATACGCACGTCTCGGTGAAGTCGAACCTGCCGGCGGGCACGTCGTTTATCCGCTTCCACTGCGCCCGTATTGCGGCGAAGGCGGCCGGCGTGGACCCCGCGAGCTGGGCGGCGGCGCGCTGGGACGACACGACTCCGGAAGTGGCGCTCGCGTTGAAAGCCGCCGTGGCGCCCGGCACGGCGACCGATGCGACGTGGGCGGCCCCGTTGGTCAATCCCAAAATCAGTGCCGACTTCATCGAGATGATGCGCGCGGCGACGATCATCGACCAGATCAGCGGCCTCAACAAGGTGCCGTTCAATACGAAGATTCCGATGCAGACCGGCGGCGGGACGTTCAACTGGGTGGGGGAAATGAAGCCGAAGCCCGTCACCTCGATGGCCTTCAGTAGCGTCTCGCTCGACTGGGCGAAGGTCGCCGGCATTACCGTCCTCACGCAGGAACTGATCAAACTCAGCTCGCCGCAAGCGGAGGATGTGGTCCGCCGCTCGATGGTGAAAGACATCGCGGCCTTCCTCGACGGCCAGTTCGTCAACCCGGCGGTCGCGGCCGTGGCGGGCATCTCGCCGGCCTCGATTACCAATGGCGCGCCCACGGCGGCGGCGACGGCGAACCCGCTCGCCGACATCATGGGCCTCATCGCGCACTTCGTGAACAACAACATCAGCGTGGCCGGCGTGCATTTCCTGATGTCGCCGACCAACGCGCTGTCGCTGTCGTTCAAGACGAACACGGACGGCTCGGCCGTCTTCCCGGGCATCTCGGCCGGCGGGGGCAGCTACAAGGGCTTGACGTTCATTACCTCGCAGACCGTGGGCGCCCTTGTGATCGCGTTGCAACCCGAGCTGATCATGATGGCCGACGATGGCGGCGTGACGATTGACGCGAGCACGGAAGCGTCGATCCAGATGGATGGCGCCCCCACGTCCCCGGTCGCGGACACGACGGTGTATGTCTCGATGTTCCAGATGAACACGGTCGCGTTGCGCGCGGAGCGGTTCATCACGTGGAAGAAAGCGAACGCGAACGCGGTGAAGTATCTGACGGCGGCGGCCTATCCGGCGCCCGCGATGGCGTTCGACGAGAACGGGCTCGGGAACGGGAACGGCGAGACGGCCTCCGCGAAGTCGAAGAAGTAAGCCGTGGGCGTGCTCGCGACGGTGCGATCGCGGCTGGCGTCGATGCTGACGCTGGCCGGCGGCGGGAGCGGATCGTGGTATCCCGTGGTGCGCGAACCCTACACGGGCGCGTGGCAGCACAACGATCCGCTCACGACCGAGTCGGCGCTCGGGAACCCGAGTGTCTTTGGCGCCGTCTCGCGCATCAGTCAAGACATCTCCAAGATCGCGCCGCCGCTCTTGCTCGCACGCGATCGCAATGGATTCTGGTCCGAGACGACCAACCCCGCGTATGACCCCGTCCTGCGCCGGCCGAACCATTACCAGACGGCGCAACAGTTCATCGAGCAATGGGTGCTCGACAAGCTGCTGTGGGGGAATGCGTATCTCCTGAAGCATCGCGACGAACGCGGCGTCGTGAACGAACTACACCGCCTCGATCCGGGGCGCGTGAAAACCCTGACGGCGCCCGATGGCAGCGTCTACTACGAACTCCAATCCAACGACCTCGCGGGACTCCCGGAGAACACCCAGCCGCTCGTGATTCCCGCGCGCGAACTGATTCACGATCGCTGGAACTGTCTCTACCATCCGCTGTGCGGCATCTCGCCGCTGACGGCGCTCACCGGGGCGGTCGCGCAAGCGAAAGCGATTTCCGAGAACTCGACGACGTTCTTTGCGAAGGGCGCGCGGCCGTCTGGCGTCCTGATTGCGCCAACGAAGCTGGACCCGCTCTCGGCCCAGCGGCTCAAGGCGGATGCGGCGAACTTCAAGAGCGGCGAAATCCTCATCGCGGAACTCGGGATGAAATACGAAAGCGTGTCGACCTCCGCCGTCGATGCGCAGGTCATCGAGCAGCTCGGCTGGACGGAAGAGAAAATCTGCGAGGTGCTCGGGATGCCCATCAGCATCCTCAACAGCAACAAGCAACCGCCCTACGCGAACGCGGAAGCCTCGCAGCTCCAATACAAGTCGCAGTGCCTGGAGCCGCATCTCGTGTCGATCGCGACGTGCCTGGGCGAAGGCTTGGATCTCCCGTCGTATCTCACGATCGAATTTGATGACGGCTTGCTGATTTGGATGGACACGATGAGTCGCGTCCAGGCGGCCCAGGCGGCGACCAGTGCGGGCGTGCTGTCGCCGAACGAAGCGCGCAGCGAATGGTTCGGCCTCGGGCCGGTGCCCGGGGGCGAGACACCCTACCGGCAACAACAGGACTGGCCGCTCTCCACACTCGCGCAGCGCGAACCGCCCACGGTGCCGGCCGCACCACCACCGCAGGCCGAACCCGACGCGGAGGAGGTGCCCGCGTGATGGACTTCTCGCGCGTCACCCTGCCGCCGCTGTGGACGGTCGATCAGGCGAAGGTGCATCTGCGCATCAGCGGCACGGCGCACGATGCCGACATCGCGCAGAAACTCGCGACGGCACAGGAAGCGATCCTGTCGTATCTCGCGGCGGGGGCGGATCCCAGCTGGGATACGGGCAGCGCGCCGGCCGCTGTGACGCACGCGATTCACCTGCTGACCGCCTACTACTACGAAGATCGCGGCGACGGATCCTTGCCAGATGTCTGGCCGAAGATCTACGCGCTGCTCGCCGCGTATCGGGATCCCACGGTCGCCTGATGGCGCGCGGGGATTGGCGGCACGTCGTCACGTTCCAGAATCCGGGGCCGGCGGGCTCGTGGATCGATCTGGACCCGGCGACGTGGATGGTCAGCCTGTCGCAAACCACGGGCGACGACATCGGCGTGTTTATCGAGCCCGTGGCGGGCACACCGATTAGTTCCGCCACGTATCTGGTGCGCGGCGACTTTCATCCGGGGGTCACGACGAAAACCCGGATGCTCTTAGGGAGTCAGACCTTTGCGATCACCAGCATCGAGAATATCGACATGCGGGGCGTCGAGATGGCCTGCCACGCCGTGCCGCTGGTGATGTAATGCCGATCCAAGCCGCGCTGTCGTTTCAAGGCCTCGCCGAATTGAAAGACGCGCTCGCGCGGCTGCCGGAGGAACTGAAAGGGCAGGCGACGCAGATCGTGCTCGATACGGCGTATGCGGCGGCGAAGGACGTGGAGAGTCAGTATCCGATCGGCCCGGGCACGAGTCGGAACGGCCGGAAGATTCCGCCGGGGCAGTTACGCAAAGGCGTCAAGGTGTTCCCGCTCGCGGTTGGGGCATTCGCCGTGGCCGCGCAAGTGCGGAGCACGTCGCCGCACGCGTGGTGGCACGAGAACGGCTGGAAGCTCAAGCCGCGCGAGACGCGCAAGAAGTGGCCACGCGGCACGATGTTCGGCGTCAAGGGCGTGCCGCGCCCCGTGTTTGTGCCGACCATGATCCGGTATCGGCGCGTGATGTATCAGAAGCTCGCCATGTTATTGGAATCCGTGGGACTGCTCGCCAAGCACGATGAAGCGGCGTAGTCCTTAACGGCGCGTTAACGACAAGAGAGAGGGTGCAGCGATGGCAATTCTTACGGGACGGTATGGGCAGGTGAAGTGGGATCAGGCGGGCGTGACGGCGGTGCCGATCATCTCGTTGAACGCGTGGACCGGCGACTTCAAGACAGAATTCGAAGATGTAACCTGTTTTCAAGACACAAACCGGGTCTACGTGCCGGGCCTCCGCAATAGTGAAGGCAGCCTCTCAGGATTCTGGAACAGTCAGGAACTCGCGCTGTTCAAGGCGGCCGAAGCGACAACGCCCGGGCTGCTCGAGCTCGTGCCGAACAGCACGGAACCCACCTACGCCTGGTCCGGCCTCGCGTATCTCGACGCCAGCATCGACGCCAGTCTGCAAGCGCCGAAGATCTCCGGCAACTGGAAAGCAGCCGGCGCCTTCGCGATGAAACCCGTCGTGGCGGCGACTGGTGCGACAGCCGGCACCCCCGGCACGTTCACGCCAGCCGGCGCGGCGGCCCCGGCGAATCTCGCGGCGATGACGGGGAAGACGGCGAACCCGGCGACGAACTGGGTGACGGGCCAATACATGCTGCTCGGCGATGCGAGCAAGTGCAATTGGAACGGCACGGCGTGGGTCGCGGGCATTCACGCCTAGGCGCGCGTGTTCGATTCGCTCACGGTCACGGGCACGGCGGGCGCGCTGCTTTTAGGATCGCGCCCCGCTGTGGAATTGCGCGCCTGGCGGATTGCGCGATCGCAAGCCGATCCGGTGTGGACGCTGACCGCGACGATCGCGCGGGTCGTCGATCCGTTCAAAGCCCGACAGACACCGCTCCTCTTCACGGCCCCGCGCGCGGGCGGCTACTGGGCGTGGCCGGTGCGCGAGATTTCGATCGGGCAGACGAACGTGTGGGCGCGACTCGGATCACCAGAGCAATAAGGGGGCTGTCATGTTGTGCCATCTCGCGTCGTCCGACGATATTCGCCTCCCACTCCCTGACGGGCACTTCCTCACGGTGAAAAAAGAACTCAACGCGGGCGAAGGTCTGGATCTCGACGACTCGACGGGGAACCGTGCCATCGAAACGATCCTCGCGTATCTCGTCGGGTGGTCACTCGTCGGGCCAGAGAATGTGCCGCTGCCGTATAGCCCGATGCAGTCCCTCGATGAACGGCGCGCCACACTCCGCGCGCTGAAAACGGCGGCGATGGATGAGATTGTGGAAGCAATCCTGCCGCATCTCCGCGCGAATCGGCGCCGCGTCGAGGAAAAAAAAACAACCCCCGAACCCGTGAACGCATGAGAACCACGCTGGCGCTGTGCAAGATCATGGGCATGAGTTACGACGACATCCGCGCGCTGCCGCAGGCGGTGTATGAAGTGCTGATCGAAGACGTGCTGGCGCGTCAGACAGAACAAGAGGCGGCCGTCTAATGGCCCAACTCTCCGGCGTGATGACGGCGGACTTTAGCGACTTCTACTTTGAAGTCGATAAGGCCGCCGTGAAGCTGAAAGGGCTGGAAGGCGCCTCGGCCCAGACCAATAGCTCGATGGGGGATTTGAGCGCCGGCCTCGACGTGGCCGATAAGACGCTGAATACCCTTGGGATTCATATTGGCCCGCAGATTCAGGCGATCCGGGAGCTGGGCAATGTGTCGGGGCTGACGTTTGAGAAGCTCGGCCTCTGGGGATCGCTCGGGCTGGCGGCGAGTGTCGGCGCGGCGACCTACCAGATCACGACGATGGCCCTCGAATTTACGGGGCTGGATAAAGCGATCACGGGCGTGGTTGATTCGTGGTCCGGGTTCGATGCGCAGCGCGCGGGCGCGAAGATGGACGTCCTCACGCGGGCCACGCAGATCGCCGGCCGGGAGATCAAAGACTTCGACACGGCGATGCAGATTATTCAGAAGCACAATAAAGATCTCGCCGAGAGTTTTAATACCGGCGCGGATCGCGTCGCCAACTGGAACCGGGAAATTGCGGCGCACAAGGCCGATATGCCGCAGATCACGGCGGAACTCAAGAATCACAGTTCCACGGTGCAGCAGCTCGCGCAGCACTACGGGATCAGCCGGGAGGCGATCGAGTATTACTCCCGGCGCCTCGCTGACAACGCGAAGATCCTCCAGGGCTGGCACGAGGCCGAAGACGCGGCCCTCAAAAAAGTGCGGACGGCGCAAGACGAACTGAACGAAGCCTCCGGGCACTGGCATCAAACGCTGCTGACGATGGCCCCAGCCGTCGTGACGGCGGGGATGAATGCGCTCACCCTCGGCGTCTCGCAAAACACGGTCGCCACGGCGATGAAGCTCTCCGCCGCGCAAGTCGAGGCGCTCGATCGCCAGATGAAGCTGAACCTCGCGACGATGGCCGCGACGGAGCCGGCGCTGGGCACGCTCGACCAGTGGATTAAGACGAACGTCGGCGATACGAAAGCGTGGAACACCGAATGGCGCTTCACGTCAGAGGTCATTGATACGCAGGTGATTCCCTCGTTGGACGCGGTGACGGCGAAGGCGCAAACGGCGTCGGCGACGCTCGCAGCCGTCACGGGCGTGTCACCGGGCATGGATCAGAAAGCGCCGGGGGCGAGTATCCCGATCGACCTCGGCAACATCAGCTACGGCACGATGGGCTTCGCGAAGGTGTTTGAGGAATACACGAAGAAGAATACCGGCGGCGGCGCCCTCGGGGGCTTCATTGGTGGCGGGCCGCCCAAAGACTTTTTGACGTGGGCGCTCTCGATGGGCCTCGCGACGCGCACGCCGACGATCAATAACACGTTCAACATTACCGACACGGAAAGCGGGATCGCGCGCAAGGTGGGCGACACGATTACCACGCAAGTGCAGCGGGGATCGCTGGTGAACTAATGCCGCTGATGCCCGCTGTCCTTGGCCCGAACACCCGCCTGAATAACTTTCGCTTGGGCTATCTACCCGCCGATGCCATGGGCGATCGCCCCACGCACATTCGGATCATCCTCGGCGGGATCGACATCACCAAGCCGGATGCCCCCGTGCGCGTGCTCTACAAGTCGATGACGATTCAGGACCGCGTCTACGACGAGCCGAACACGTGCGCGCTGACGCTCTACGGCGCCGCGCCCTCCGTGGGCACGCCGATCGAAGTCTGGGTGAACAGCAACGCGCCGGTCCTGCTCTTTAACGGCGAACTGCAGACCGTCGAGAAAACCTACAAGGGGCGGCCGACGACCGTCGTGCATCCGGTGACGGCGATCGACGATACCGCGCGCGCGAACCGCCGCCGGCCGCTCATGCCGTTCGTGAACATCTCAGCCACGACGGTCGCGCAGACCCTGATCACCACCTTCGCTCCGAGCTTCTCACCGGCCGGCGTGCAGCTCGGCCTGCCGCCCGTGACGATCACGTTCGACGGCAGCGAAGGCGGCATGAAAGGCTGTCTGACGGCGCTCGCGAAGCTCATCGGCGCCTACTGGTTCTTCGAGCTAAATACCCTCTACTTCTTCACGACGCCTCCGGGCGGCGCGCCCGATCCGATTGACGACACGCCGAACCGCTTCCTGCACGACCCCGCGATCACCTGGGCGATCGACAAGTCGCAAGTGCGGACGCGCGTGTATGGGAAGGGCGCGAGCACGCAGATCGCCACAACGATCGCCGCGGCGACGGATCTCGTGCCGGTGCGCGAGGCGACGATGTTTAACCCGGCGGGGGGCAAGGCGATCGCGGGCCTCGCCCCCGAAGCGGCCGCGTCGCGCATCCTGACCTATACCGGCGTCCAACTCGGCGGCGGCGGTGGCCTCGTGGGACCGGGGGCGGCGCCCAGTGCGGCGCCCGTGCTCGCCCCCCTCGACGGCTCAGGGATGGACTGGGGCGCGCACGGCTACGGCTACACGTTCGTCACGGCCTCCGGCGAGTCGCTCGTCAGTCCGGCGAATACGATCACGGTCGGCCCGCTGGCCACGCCGGCGGGTGTCACCCCCGGCGCGCCCACGGTCGGCGGCGCCGTCACGGCGGGCTCGCATACCTACTCGGTCACGTTCGTCACGGCGGCGGGGGAAACCACGGGCGCGCCGCTCAGTGCGTCGGTCGTCACGACGGCGCCCGCACCGGTCACGCCCCCGCTGGAGCCGAACTTCGTTGCGGCGAATAACGTGCTCCCCCACTTGGCGCCCGGGCGGTATTACTACGCCTACGGGTATCAGACCGCGCTGGGGACCACGCTGCCGGGGCCGACGCACTGGTGGGATCAGCCGGTGTGGCCGATGGATCAAGGGTCAGCCGCGCCCACGCAATACATGAGCACGTGTCGATCGGCGGATGCGCGGGTGACGCATATCAACATCTATCGCACGGCGGTCGGCGGGGCGGCGTCGGCGTTGCGCCTGCTCACGCAATATCCGAACGGGCCGGAAGCGCTGTTTATCGATGGGGGACAACACGCGCTCGGCGCGAACGCGCCCACGGTCGACACGAGCGCGGGGCCGAGTCTGCAGACGGTGCCGCTGACGAACATTCCCACGGGGCCGTCGAATGTGACCGCGCGCCGGCTCTATCGCCAGTTTAATGGCGTGGGCGGCATCTGGCTGGTCGCGACGATCGCGAACAATACCGCCACGACCTACACGGACACGATCGCCAACAGTGCGCTCGGCGCGCATCTGCCGGCCACGAACACGGCGATCGCGGGGCAAGTCCGCGTGACGGTGCCGCTCGGCGCGTCGGCCGTCACCGGGCGGAAGCTCTACCGCACGGCCTCGGGCCTCACGGCGTTGCGGCTGCTCGCGACGCTGGGCGATAACACCACGACGATCTACACGGACGCGGCGCTCGATAGCGTGCTCGGCGTGGCGCCGCCAAGTGTCGACACGTCGAGCCTCACGCAGCCGAATGGGCAAGTGCCGGCGGGCGTGACCGAGATCATTGTCGCGAACCCGGCGGCCTTCGCGGCGGCGGGCGGCTGGGCCGTCGTGGGCAACGGCGAGCAAGTCATCCGCTACACGGGGAAAAGCGCGAACGCCCTGACCGGCATTCCGCCCACGGGTCCGGGGTCGCTGGTCGCGAGTGTCAGCTACAACAGCACGATCACCGTGGCGCCCGCGCTGGTCGGCGTGGTCGGCGTGCTCGAACAGATTCTCAGAGGCGCGCCCGTGCACGTGTGGGTGCAACGCGACGACACGGCCGCACAAGCCGCGATGGCGGCGCTCGACGGCAGCGGGGATGGGATCTACGAGCACATTTGGAGCGATGAGCGGCGCACCGAAGCGTCGTTGATTCAAGTGTGCGACGCGCAGCTCGCGCTCTATGGCCGGCCGCTCGTCACCGTCACGTATGCGACGCGGGATCTCAAAACCAAGAGCGGGAAGACCGCGACGATCGCCCTCGTGTCGCCGGCCATCCATGAAGCGCTGACGATTCAGGACGTCACGATCACGGAGCTGGGCATCAAGGGCTTGTTGCCGAAGTTCACGGTGACGGCGAGTAGTGCGCGGCAGTCGTTCGAGGCGATCTTGCAAATGCTCATCCGAAAGGCGGACGCCTGATGGCGATTGATCGTGCCCCGTGGAACGCGCTGGTTGAAGATGATGGGTCCAACCTTGTCGGTTCGCTGTGGAATAAGGCGGCGATCAAGACGGTGCTGCTGGATCCGATCGATGCACTACCGGCGGTTGTGGACTGGACGCCAATCGACGGGAGCGGCGTGCTCCCGTTCACGAATGTGGCCGCGAAATATGTGAAGACGGCGAACCGGGTCGAGGTGTGGGTCCGCCTCCAATATCCCGCGACGAGTAGCAGCCTCCCGGCGTCGATTGCGAACTTCCCGTTTGCCAACGGCACGCTACAGACCGGGTTTTATCAGAGCTATGGCTATCCCAACATGCAGTTCCATTTCCAACCGGGCGCGACGGCGGTGCTGCTGATGAACCCGGCGACGTCGGGCCAATACACGAACGCCAACCTGAGCGGATCGCTCGTGATCTTTCAGGGTAGTTATCTGACGGGCATCTGACGGGCATCTGACGGCAGAGGA